CTTAAAATCTATTGCAAAAGGTGGAAACGCTGAAGTAGTATTAAAAGCTGATACTTTAAGAGCTTCTATTGCTACAAACCCACACGTTGAAATGCTTGACGGTATTGGTCAATTACAACGTAAAAAAAGATCTTTATATGACTTATTTAGAAAAATTCCTGTTGGTCCTGGTAACCATAATGGTACTGTTGCTTATGTTGACTGGGATGAAGCTACAACCGTAAAAGCTGCTGCTTCTGTTGCTGAAGGTGTTGCATTTGCTGAATCAACTGCTAAATTTAAAGGTTACACTTTAGCATTGCAAAAAATCGGGGATTCGCTTCCAGTATCTGAAGAATTCTTCAATGATGAGGTTATGGCTGCTGCTGAACTTGAAGTATTTTTGGATGCAAACGTACTTGATAAGGTAGCTTCTCAAATCGTAGTAGGTGATAACACAGGAACAAACTTGAAAGGTTTGGTTTCTTCTGCACAAGCATATACACCTGCTGCTGCTGGAGAGGATAACAACGTTGTAGCAAATACACTTTATGTAGGTGATTCAAGATTTGCACGTATCTATGAAATGGGTGGTGTTGTTGTTTCTAAGGGTTATAACGGTACTGACTTTGCAGAGGATATGTTAACTTTGAAAGCGAGAAAACGTTTAGCTTTCTTAATTAGAGAAGCTGACAAAACTGGATTTAGAAAAGTTACTTCTATCTCTGCTGCATTAACTACATTAGCATCTTAACAAATGCGAAAAGTAGAGTTTATCAAAGACTTTGCGACTAAACTGAAAGGCGATGTTTGGGAGTGTGACTCCCAACTTGCCTCTCAATTAGTAAATGTTGACAAAGTAGCCAAATATTACGAACCAAAAGCAAAAAAATAATGTATTTAATTGACCAAACATATTTTATCAAAGAATTAAGTGTGCCGAACATCAACGAGATGGATTCGGATAATTTGACCATTTTGGAGCAATATATTGATGAAAAATGTAGGGAATTATTACAAAATGCTTTAGGATACGTTTTATTTAAAGATTTGGATGCAAACATAACGAGCGGTGTTTTAAACGTTGGCGCACCTGCTAAATGGCTTAAATTTGTTAACGGTACTGAATACACCAAAGAAGGTAAATTATACAAGTGGAAAGGCTTAAAATACACAGAAGGTCTTTACAAGTCTTCTTTATTAGCAAAATACACTTTTTACGCTTGGTTAAAAGATACCGTTTCAGTAGTTACAGGAACAGGTGAAAAGACAATTAATTCCGTAAATGCACAAAATGTTAATTCAAATCAAAGACTGGTAACAGTTTGGAATGATTTTGTATCGGAATATCAAGGTACAAATACATATTTCCCAACTGTATGGTATAAAGGCACAACAAAAGTTGTTGACTGGTTTGGATCTGGTGAGCAATTGGGTTATGTAAGTTTAATCCAGTTTTTAGCAGATAATGAAACAGATTATCCGGATGCAAATATGACTTTATTCAAAAATCAAAATCAATTTGGACTATGATAATTGTAGAGCATTATTTGAGGGATATTTTTGCACAATTACCAACTATTCAAGGTTTTCAACCTAAATTTAATTGGGGATCACAAGATGCTTTGAACTTATATTTAAGCCAATTAAAGCAAACTAATAAATATCCATTAATTTGGTTGGTTGAAAATGAGGAAAACGGTAATTTTAGCACAAAATCTGTTGAAAAATCTATTAAATTAATACTTGCTAAACAATCGGTACACGTTACAAATACAAACCCTATCATTTGGGAAACTGAATTTAATGATGTACTTTTTCCACTTGCAGAAAATGTTTTGAAAGCATTAGATCGCAGTACAATAACCGAAATAAAAGAAAGTAAATATAAATTAAGTAAAAGGTCAAACTATTCAGAGGACAACGGTAAAAATGCAAAAACTATTGACAACTGGAATGTTATAACTTTGGATTTAGATGTTTACTTCAAAGAAAACTGTTTAAAACAAATTAAATTTTAACAATTAAAAAATAACAAAAATGGCATTAACTAATATCGTAAATTCTGTAAATTGTAGCGCATCAGAAGTTTTGGGAACTGGTCTGAAAAACTGCAAACAGGATATCAAAAGAGTAACAACATTAGGACTACTTGAAAGAGGTCTTAAATTTGATGAAGCACGTTCACTTGAATTGGCTTACATTCAAGAATTGCAACAAAAAGGGCAATTAATCATTTTGCAAGGTGTTGTTGAATTAACTGACAATACTGCAGAAGACACAATCATTACAAGAGCTGGATCTGGTGAGAAAATTGTTGCTGGAAAAAATCCTTATGAGTATGCAGTAATGTTCGACAATGGTCTTAACTTCCACAAAGCATTAACATCATTATCAAGCCACAGACAATATGACTTGATTATGTTTGATTCAAAAGGTGATGCAATTTTCACACAAACTAAAGCTGGTGAATACAAAGGTTTTACACTTGGAATGTTTGAAAATGGTAAATACACTATGAGCAACGGAACTGATGCTTCTGCTCAAACAGTAACTTTCCAAATGGTTAACCGTTTAGAATTTGACGAGCGTGTAAGCTGGATTACTGCTGATAATTTAGACTACAACGCACAAGAGGACCTTGATGGTGTTAATGATGTTGTTTTCACACTTACTGCACCAACTGCTGGAACTTCAATCGTGTTTACTGCTAAAACATTAGCCGATAATCACCAAGTATCTTTAAGCGGATTGCTTAAAACTGATTTGCTTTATACTGTTGATGGTGTTACTACAACAATCACCACTTTAGCTGAAAGTTCAACTGTTGCAGGTTTATACACGCTAACTGTTCCGGCGTTTATCGCCGGTAAAGTATTAACACTTAAAACTTGGGATGCTACACTTTCAAAAACTATCATCAACTTAGATAGCGTTTTATACAAGTCAAATGTAGCAACTACAACGGCAATATAATTTTGTTTTGAGTTAATGAATTAAGCGCATCATAATAGGTGCGCTTTTTTTTGTACTTTTGTATTATGAGAACTATAAAAGATTATATGGATTTTGTTAAAAATGTTAGGGATAATATTCCCCAACAAACAGAGGGTATAATCAACAGAAATAAGGTTGAAATAATTGATTTAAACAGACAAAGTCAATTATATGATAAAGGAGAGGATAGTTTAGGCTTAAGTTTAAAACCTTATGCATTTTTTACGGTTCAGATAAAACAACTTTTAGGCCAACCATACGACAGAACAACTTTGAACTATTCTGGTGCATTTTACGATGGGTTTTATTTAACAATAGACAAAGATAATTTAGTACTTACTTTTAACTCAACAGATAGAAAAACACCTGATTTAATTGGAAAATATGGTCAAAATATTTTTGGATTAAATTATGATAATCAACAAAAATTAAATTATGAAATTATTAAACCTGAACTGGATAAATACATCAGTCAATATTTATAAAAAGTGCGATGAGATGCCACTTTGGAACTTCCAGAAGTATTTAGAAACAAACGATCTGAAATATTTTACAAAGGAATTAAAAGAAGTAAAAGGATTGTATTTAGTGATGAATGATTTTTTTGCTGAATATTTAGAACTTACTCAAAACAATTCAGTTTATCAAAGGTTTGGTAAAATCTATAAGTTATTGAAATTAGAAGGAAAGTATAATTGCGTTTCTTTAATCTTAAAATCATTATACAATTATGATAAGGGTTTAAATATAGATACATTTCACGCTTTGACTTGGGAATTAGAGAAATGGCATTATAAAATTGACAGATCCAAAGATATATTTGCACAAATTGAAAGCATAAACCAAAGATTGCAAAATGTTAAGACTCAAATTGAGGTGCTACAATTAGAACTTAAAAAAGACGATCAACAGGAAAGCCAAAGCATTGAATCTCAATTAATATCAGTTAGCCGTATTTTAGAATTAAAATACAAATTAGATTCAAAAGAAATTACGGTAAAAGAATGGGTTGAATACCAAAAACAAGCTGAAAAAACAATAAAATCACAGAAAAATGGCAAATAGTATTGACTTAATTGTAAGTAAAGAGGCGCAAAAGCAACTTGATGACCTTTATAAATCATTAACCAAAACACACGAGGAAGTAGTAGCAATTTCAAAACTACAACTTTCATTCAATGGTGGTCAATCACCTAAAAGTGTAACGGATTTAAATGATAAAATAAAGGATCAGGCAAAAATACAGGCGCAATTAGAAAAACAAATTGAAAGAAATAGACTTGCAGAAATAAGACTTCAACAAGCAAGGGAAAAAGCTGTTGACAAATATAATGCACAACTACAAAAAGAGGAGGCACGTCTAAAAGCATCTGAATCAGTTTACAATAAAATTCAAAATAGTATGAATTTATTGCAAAAAACTTATAAGGATTTAGCGATAAGAAAAGAATTAGGAAGCCAATTAACAGATAAAGAGGAGAAAAGTTTAGAAAGATTAGGCAAAAGAATTCAAGACTATGACAGAGCATTAAAAGCCGTTGATGGTCAAATGGGTAAATATCAGCGAAATGTTGGTAACTATGCTGGGGCATTTAATCCATTATCAAATAGTATCAATCAATTAAGCCGTGAGATGCCAGCATTTGCCAATTCCGTTCAGACTGGATTTATGGCAATTTCTAACAACTTACCTATATTTTTTGATTCTGTTGGGTCAATTATTAACCAAAATAAAGAATTACAAGCACAAGGGCAACCAACTCAATCAGTATTTAAACAACTTGCAAGTTCAATATTTAGCTGGGGAACTGCATTAAGTGTTGGTGTTACTTTGCTTACTGTTTACGGCAAAGATATAGTTACATTTTTTAATAATTTATCAAATGGATCAACTGCTTTAAAATCTGCATCAGAAAATCAAAAAGACTTAAATAATGCTATAAAAGAAGGTACAAAAGGCGGTATTCAGGAAGCATCACAACTTGATATTTTATACAGAACTGCTACAAATTTAAATTTAAGTTATGAGCAAAGAAATAAGGCAGTTGTTAAAATGCAAGAACTTTATCCTTCTTACTTTGGTAATTTAACCAAAGAAGAAATATTAACTGGGAAAGCTGCAAAACAATATGAAGCGTTAAGGGATGCAATTTTTGACAGTGCAAGAGCAAAAGCAATACAAAGTGAATTAGAGAAAAGAGGAGCTGCAAGGTTGGAAACAGAATTAGAAATAAGAGAAAAAATACAATCTGCACAGGATGAAATAAACAGATTGCAAAAAAGCGGTCAGGATTTATTTATTAAAGGAAGTAGAGAAGAAAAAACAAAAGATGTAAGAATATCAAATATTGAATTAATAGAGGCACAAAGAAGGGCATTATTAAAATACAATACAGACTTAATAAAATTTAATAATAACGCTAAAAAAGAAGATGAGTTATTATTTAAAGCACAATTTGAATTTTATAAAAAATCTGAAAAGTTAGAATCAGATAGAATTAAAATAAAAGAAACAAGGGCAAAAAAAGACAAAGAAATAAAAAGAGAGGATGTTAAAAGCGCATCAGAAACACTTGAAAGTTCAAAAAGTTATTTACAAACATTAAAGGATCAACTTGCAATTTATCAAAAAGTTCAACAGGAAGTATCCGATACTTCAATTGAATATCAAGGATTTCAAAAAGTAATTGATGGTTTACAAAAATCAATTGATGAAATTACAAAAGCACCAGAATTGAGGCCTATGATTGACACCTCAAAAATGGCAGATACTAAAAAAATACTTGAAGAACTTGCAAAAGCACAAGAAGGTTATTTAAAAACATTTTATGATCAATTTGGAAGCGAAAGCGGTATGCCGACACTATTTAAGGTATTAAATAAAGAGATTGATGGATTTGGTGATAATTGGAAAGTTACTGCCGTAGCGATGATGGAAATAGGGCAAGAATTGACCAATACATTAACAAAACAAAGTGAGGCACGTTTTAATGCTGAATATTCAAGATTAGAACAACAAAAAAATATTTCAATTGCATTTGCTGGTAATAGCGCAACGGCTAAAGCTGAAATTGAGCGACAATATGAAGAAAAAAGAAAATCAATTCAAAGAAGACAAGCCGAAGCCGAAAAAAAACAAGCAATGTTTAATATTGCAGTAAATACTGCCCAAGCTATTATGGCAACACTTGGAAAAACAGGATTTGCTGGTATTCCATTATCTGCAATAGTTGGTGCAATTGGAGCAGCGCAATTAGCGATGGTTGCTGCACAAGAAATTCCAGCATTTGCCGAAGGTGGAGTTCACGAAGGTGGAAAAATGTTAATTAATGATGCAAAAGGTTCAAAATATCAAGAAACAGTTGTAACACCAGACGGAAAAATTAGACAGTTTAAAGGTAGAAATAAAATTGTAGATGCACCAAAAGGAACGCAAATTTTCACACCAGATCAATGGAGCAAACAAATTAATAACTTACTTTTGAAAAATAATATTTCACCGTTACAAACTAACCAAACTAACGGAATAAATAAAGAAGATTTGGAAAATGTTTTCAGAAAATATAGCGGTTCAAATGAGGTTGCAATTGATATAAACGAAAACGGATTTAAGAAAATGATCAGTTCAAACGGAAGAACAAGAGAGGTTTTAAATAGCAGACTAACAACAAAAGGACGTATAGTATAATGGAAAACTTTACATTTTATTTAAACTTTAAAAATGATACAACAGGCTTGGTGCAAATAACCGAGCCTGTTAAATTTGACGGTGCCAGCTTTACCGTTGAGCAGGATAAAACCAGATACGGAAGGGATATAAGTTATGGTAATGAGGAGGTCAGTTTAGAGTTTTATGATGGGATTTTTGATGATGGTTTGACAATGGGTTTATTTCAATTATTATATTATTATAAAACTTATGGTTTTGAAAGTGAGGTTGAATTTATATTAAAGAAAAACGGTGTAAGTTTTACGGTTGGATTATTAGATTTTCAAATGGCTAAAACTGATTTACTTACTTATTTTGAGTGTAAAGTAATTCAGGAAAATAATAGAGCAATAATAAACAGGCGTAAAGAAATAAATGTTGATGTTTTTAGCGATAAAGATCTGGATTTAAATACAATTACACCTTTGGCAACTGAAAGCATTTTATTAAAAGCAAAACCATTATTCCAAGCGAGTGAATGGAAAAGTGTTGGATCAAATACTTTTCCAGTTGATTCAACAGATCCGACAAAGTTTTTTTGTGGTTTTAATTTTGCACAAACAAATGTAACTACTGGAATAGATAATTCTTTGGGTTGGTTAGAAAATACAATTTATACAGGCGACTTTTTAGATTTTGATAAATTCGGTTTGGTTTATTCTCAAAATAGATTAAACAAAATTAATATAAAAGCTACTGTTGATATGACATACACAGTAACGCAAGGCGCAATTCCTTCATTTGGATTTATGGCTTTATACTTGTGTTGGGGTGATACTTTTGATCCTTCCATTTCATCAACAACAAGACAAATAATGTATGATGATACTTGGGGTTCAGGTGTTGAAAAAACTGTATTATTAAATGATACTTTTGAATTTACTATTGATGAATTACAATCTGGTAGTAAAATTTGGATGTTTTGGGCTTCTGCTGGTTATGCAGATTGTAATGTTGATGTTGTTCACAGGGATTTTAATATTAAAGTTAATGGTGTTTCAACTGCAATAGATAGTATAATAAAAGGAGTTAGATATATTGACTTATTTAAACAAAATATAAAATCAATTTCAGGGTTAACAATTGATGCACCAAAATTTGATGTTTCTGGTGAATTTTACGAACAATTTGCTTTTAATGGTAAATTAATCAGACAGTTTACAGATAAGCCGTTTTACGTTAATTTTAAGGATTTAACCGAAGGTTTACAAGAAGTTAATGCAGACTATCAAATAAACCAAAACAATGTGTTTATTGGGCAATATAATGACTTTTATAATAATGTTGATTTGGGTGGATATTTACAGGCACCAGACACAGAATTTAACACAAATTTTAATGATAGATATAGTATTAACGCTTTTAATTATTCTTATAAGACTTTTGAGCAAAATAAAGACGAAAGTAACACAGTTGACAGTATACATACAGACGCACAATTTTTGTTGCCAAACAAACTGGTTGAAAATAATAAAAAGGTTGAGGTAAACCAAATTCGTGATCCGTTCAGTATTGAAAGTGCAAGAAGGCAAGGAATAAATACAAAAGAAACGACTTCTTTAGATAATGATGATAAACTTTTTTTAATAGATGTTTATCCATTACCAAGTGGTTCAATGGGTGGTTTTGAATCAAGGTTATTAATGCGATTAAATGCTGGAAAATTAGAAATATTAAACAATACTTTGAACGGTGAAGGAATACCATTTAATTGGACTTTACTTGGTTTTGTGGTAGGTTCAGACTTTAATATAATTGATGGCGAAAATATCGGTAATTACACAGTATTTTCAATAAATGAAACAAACATATTATTAACACCAATTGGATTTACACCAAGTTTTGAAGGTGATGGATTTATTAAAACTGAATATCCACTTAATAATGTTAATTATGTAAATAGAACAAATGAAGGATTCACAGAAATACTTAATTTGTCAAGTGGTGATAATTTTAGTAATTTAAGGTATTCAATTAAAAGGAATATGAATTACTGGAGTAGTTATTTAAAAACTGCATCAAAATACAAACCAAGCGGAATAATACAAAACACCTTCTTTAAAAATAACGGTTTGGTTTCAACAAAATATGGATCAGAAACGGTTGCAACAATTGAAGGCGCAAATATTAATGTAACTGATTTAAGTGATGCGATTTTATCACCAATGTTTTATAAAACAAAAGTTGTTGCAGAATTTGAAACGGTTAAAACTTTACTCGATAATTTAGCCACTCAAAAAGGATTTATAAGAGTTGTTGACACAAATAATAGAGTTTTAAAAATACATCCTACAAAATTGGATTATGAATGGGTAACTAATTTATTAACAATAGAAGGAGAGCAAAGAAATGAAAGCGACTTTGTAACCATTGACACAATAGGCACAGAATTGATAAATATTAATGAGGTTGGGTATGATTCAATTATACTAAAACGAAATTGGTTTAAAATTGATGGTTTTTTTGTAACTTTGTACGATTTCAATAATATACCGTTAATTAATCCGACAAGGATAGAAAAAATTAAGGTTAATGGAGTGACATATACAAATGCAGTTAATTTAAGTGATGCAATAAATGGATTATAGTTTTATAAAATTATCGAAAATAATAGATAGTGAAAATCCAAAAATTTCACAAATTAACTATTCTGATTGTGTTCAGTTATTACCAAGCGAATCATATTTACAAATAAGCAATAACATTGACGGCATTGCGTTTGATACCGACTATGCCGTTTATGTTGTTGACTGTGAAAATACGGAATTGGCTGATATAACTACAAATGTATCAATATTTGAATTTACAGATATAAAAGGAATCCAGCAGATAGCGTTTGAAATTAATTTCTTAAATGTAGATTTTGGATTTCAACCAGTTAGATTAAAATTTGTTAAAACAACTGGATCTGATGTTTGGTATTCAAATGAAATATTAATAACAGAAGAAGCGGAAGAACAAACAACACGATTTGATTATAAAGCAAACGGATATTTTCACGGAATTTCTTATGATGTTGTTGACTTTTATCAATCAATACGTTTAAGATGCTTTTTTGATCGTTTAGACAACGAAACAGAGGTAAAAGACTACTATCAGATAAGCAAAGGTAATACAATTAGTACAAGAGCTTTATTTAAAGAATTAAGTCATTATAAATTTGTAAATATTGATTCATTTGTATTCAGAAGAATAAATATATTATTAATTCACGATATTATTTATATTGATGGATTGAGAATGACAAATAAAACAAACGTAAAAGGGTCGGAGCGATTAGGCTATTCTAATTTATCAGAAGGTGAATTTTCTGCATACATAAACCAAAGCGATCCTTTTACTTTTAGATATCAGATTTACGAAAGCATAGAAATAACAGCAATAAACCCTGTTGGGCAAATTAGTGTTTTTGAGTTTAATCCACAAATAAAATTATTTGTAAATAAAGCGGTTACACGAAATGTAATTCATTTGATGGTGATTATTTTATTGCAGCAATGACTGGATTTACTGCAAGTGTTGGAAGTTATACAGTTGAAATTCCAGCTGGTTTATTTTCAATTGGAATAGAAAATTCAACGGCATATACTTTTAACTTTAATATTGTTTCAGGGGATTATTCAAGTTCAGATTATTCAACAGATTATTTAATATAAAATTATGACACAGGCAGAATTAACGGCATTTATTGATGATAAAATCAGAAATAAAACACCAAAAGTAATAAAAACAGAACACGCTGATGTTGAGCAGGAAATAACAGATACATTATTTGATAATGTTGCAACCCTAAACGGTTTAATAACAACTTTAAATACTGCAATTAGCAATATACAGGCAGTTTTACCACTAAATAGTGGTATGGTTGTGGGTATTAATCCCAATGCTGGAACTGTTGGTGATAGTAGCACGGTTGATGGTAATATTGTGAGTTGTATTTTAAATGTTGTTGGTGGATCTGGTAATACATACACGGTTACTTTAGCCAATGCAATGCCTTCAACAAATTATAGCGTATTTTTTGCTTGTGAATCAACTTCTGGCAATATGTTGGATGATAATAACATTGGTAATGTAGTATTTAAACCATTGACTACAACAACTTTTCAGTTTTCAGTTACTGAAATAGCATCAACAGGTTTACTTATTAATTTACATTTGAAAGTTTATAACAACACAACTTACTAAAAAATATGGCTACATTAGAAATACGCAAAAAAAGCCTTAAAACTTGGTTACACGTTCCAAGTGATGCAAGCAACTTTATTCTTTCAAAATTCTATTGCAAAACAGATGCATCAACTTTTAAAATTGTTGAAGAAAGTGGAAGCAATAGAAGGGAATATTCATATACCGATATAACAGTTTATGACGATACCGATATTGGAACACCAGAAACTTTTGCAAGCGCACAGGCTTTGATGTTAAGACTTGAAGCATTAAAATACCCGGGTTTTAATAGGGATGGGGACATCCCAACTTCGTATATTGAAAGTGTTGTTGCTGGAACTAATATAACCATTGACAACACCGATCCTTTAAATCCTGTAATTTCAAGTACTGGGGGCGGTGGTACACAAGATTTGCAAAGTGTTACAAATTACGGTAATAGCACAACAAATTCCTTGAATGTTCAATATGGTGATGAATATACTAATGTTTACACAAGTAATGTTTACACGGCAAATGACACAAATAATAGTTATGTATTTATTGAAAATACTGGAACTATTGGCGTGAATAGCGGTGATTTTGAAGGAACAATAAAAGCAACTAATTTAACAACAAACAATGTTAATTTAGAATTTCCTCAAAAAACTGCTGGAAGTTATACTATTGCTACAACTTCTGATTTAAGTGGTTTTGGTGATATGTCAAAATCTGTTTACGATACCGACGACGATGGTATTGTTGATTCAGCTAAAAAAGAAATAGTACAATTTATAAATAAGTCAGGTAGTACAATAACAAAAGGTACAATTGTTTATTTAAAAAGTACATCGTCAAGTACAAGTTATCCAGAAGTTTTAAAAGCCAATGCAAGTACAGAGGCAACAAGTAGTAAGACAATAGGAGCAGTATTTGAGGACGTTGCTAATGATGCTACAGGATTTATAGTAACGAGCGGAGAGGTTAGAAATTTAGATACTTCGGCTTATGTAATTGGGGATAAACTTTGGCTTTCAACTACCGACGGTTTAGTTACTACAACTGTACCAACACAACCAAACCACGCAGTTTTTATTGGAACGGTAACACGAGCGCAGTCTGTTAATGGTCGTATTTTATACGCAATCCAAAACGGTTATGAGTTAGGCGAATTACATAACGTATTATTAACAACACCAGCAAACAATGAGGTTTTGACTTATGAAAGTTCTACTTCATTATGGAAAAATAAAGCAATTACTTTAGGTGTACCATTCACAAGACAAGAATTTAGTTATACAAGTTCACAAGATTTTACGCTATCAAATACACCAAGCGCAATTTATGCGGTATTTGTAAATGGTCAAGAATTAAACCAAAGTCAATATTCAAACGTAACAACTACACTTACAATAGTAGATACTTTGGAGTCAGGCGACAAGGTTAATATTCTTTACACTCCTACGGTGGCAGGGGTTTTGGATTATTATACAAAAGCGGAAATAGATGCCTTTGATTACGAAAGCAATCACGCTGAATTTATCGAGGTTAATGATTTGACAGACTTACCAAGCGCAGTAAGTGGGGTTATTACATTAACAGGCGGATATACTTACTTATTTTTAAAACA